ATAATTACCGCTTGCCGCATTACCGAATACACCATCGCCATAATGTAATTCAACTGCGTTGTTATCAATCGTGTTTACACTTACAATATCACCATTACCATTGCGTAGTGAATTGTAGATTGCTGTTTCTCTTGTATCGTTATCTACTTTTGTTACACTTGATGAATATGTATTAGTTGTATCTACTCTTTGTACCCATACATCTGTATTTGAAATGTTTGCACTTGCAATTGTTTCAACCAAGTTAGAAACTTTAGTATTGTACGTAAAATTCTCAAAGTTTAACTTACCTGTCTTTGCATATACAAAGAAGCCAGTTCTATCTGAAGCTGGGCCTAAGTTATCATTTCTGTTTATGATTGTAAATTTCTTTGTTTCAATCGGTTCTGCTTCTATAATCTTGTCATCTTTAAATTCTGTACGTACTGCTTCGAATCTTCTGTTAGCACCTGATACAGGAGCTTCGAAAGAAAATGATACTGCACGTGACGCATCTGATTGATTAATTTCATATAGGTAGTTTTCAATTCCAGAAAGCACCATACTAGCCATTGGATCTTGTATCTTAGATGTGCTAGTAAGTGAAGCATTAACAATGTCAATAAAGTTTTCATACCAGTCAGCGTTATTTGAATCATTCCAGTTGATTGTACGATTGGCGAGAGAGTTACCTTCGTTATCAGCTATTGGTTGATTCGTTGTTACACTTGTAATCTTTAAGAACCCACGTGCGTTTGTAGGACGTGTCTTGTTATATCCTAGCGTCTTAGCCATTCTAAGAACACTTTCACGGCGTTCTGCTGTATCTAAGAAGTTTTCACGTGTGTTCATGTCAAGTCTGAATGATAGCGAGTGACCTAAGTATGCTACTAGGTCAAGTACTGCAACAAATTCTGAACTTGAAATAAAGTCATTAAACTTATCTGGATATGTAATAGAAACGTAATCTATTAATGCTTCTCTGATAGTGTCAAAGTCATATGCTTTTAGACTAACGTTTGTAAATGCGGTGTAAACTGCTGTCCAGCTTTCACTTGCAAATAAATTGTCAACTCTTTCTTGACTCATGTTATTCTCTCTCTAAATCTATTTCTAGTGTTACAGGCTCATCTTCGTTTACTATCGATACTGTAACGCTAACTGTTAATGTGTGGTCTGTGTCAGACACTTTTATGAAATCTAATGTTACTCTTGGTTCTTGTTCTATAATTGATCTTATATCTTCTTCAATTATAGATTTAACTTCTGGAGTTAGTGGCTCAAAGATCATTTCATGTACTATGCTTCCAAAATTTGGCATCATTACACGCTCGCCTTTGCGAGTCATAATATGATTCATCAAGTCTTCAATGATAAGATCCTTACCAGTTAAGATATGATTGATAGCACTTTTGTTTTTTGTGCTGAAACCTGTAAATCTAATAGCCATAATATTCTCTCTGTAGTTATTCAATTAAGAGTATTTATCATCGTATAAACTTCGTATATAAATAGTGTTATGAAACGAGTAGGTATATTAGGATCAAGTTTTTCAGTTGGATCTCATCATAACAAAGAGACAGGGCTGAATGATAAGGCGTTGCCATTCGAAACTTGGATCAAGAAATACACAGATGGTATACAAGTCTATAACTCTGCATGTTCTGGAAAAGGCACAGAGTTGTATTTGAACAAAATCGTTTACTTAAAAAAGAAATATAATATTGATACTATTTTGATGGAGCTTGTTAATAACCGTTCTATGCTTAATGTGAAAACACAAGAGTATGACTTAGATAATATCACTGATGATCTATATGAGGATAGTGCATCTATCTGGAACTACATAAGAGCTATAACACAAGATATTAACTATGAAAAGTTTGCAACTAAACGTGAATTTAACACTTGGAAATCGGTACAAGAAAGTATAGCATACAACTTCAATGCATTTGAGTATTGGGGGGTGCTAGATTGTAAGCAATCTATCGAATTATGCGAGTTGTTAGATATAAAAGTTGTCACATGGCAGAAAAGTTTTGATTTCAGAGAACACATACCACAAACTGTTAAATTTTCAGATTTTGCTAATGCACACGAATATTATGTTGATAGGTATGATGAAAAATCAATACTATGTGACCATATACACTTCAATGACAAGATAAATGAAGAAATGATTAGAGATTTTATCGTCCCTGCACTAATTAATACTTGACAAACCTATTTCTTCTATGTATAATGAATATAACGATAAAGGAGATTTACATTGACAGATGATGAGAATGTAATAAATTTATCTGAGTTTTTAAAGGAAGATATTCCAATAGAATTCAGTATGAGCTATCCTGAGTTTAAAATAGACCAGGACTTACACGCAGAAAGTGAAGTTGCACTGTTAAAAAAAGCGGTTGCATCTTTACAGAAACAAGTGTATGATGGGTATAAGCGAATCATGGAACTTAATGAAGAGCTAGAAAAACTTAAAAATAAAAATGAGGAATAATAATGCCTAATCTAGTACCAATGGTCGTAGACCAATCAGCAAACGGAGAGCGAAGTTATGATATCTTTTCACGTCTCCTTAAAGAGCGTGTAATCTTTCTAACTGGCCAAGTTGACGATTACCAAGCAGATTTGCTTTGCGCACAGTTGTTGTTCCTAGAAGCAGAGAACCCAGATAAAGATATTCACTTTTATATCAACTCGCCGGGCGGTGCAGTAACATCTGGTCTTGCTATCTATGATACGATGCAGTTTATCAAACCTGATGTTTCTACTACTGTAATTGGACAAGCGTGTTCAATGGGATCATTCTTAGCAATGGCTGGATCAGCTGGAAAACGCTATGTTCTCCCCAATTCTCGCACAATGGTTCACCGTGTATCAAGTGGCACACGTGGTACTGGTGGTTCTGTATATGTACAAGAACTTGAGATGGAAGATAACATCCGTCACTTTGAGGAATCAAAGAACATCAACAAACGTTTGACTGAATTGTATGTACAACATAATTCTAAAGGCAAGACTTTTGAAGAGTTAGAAGCAACAATGAAGTTTGATACATTCATGACTGCATCAGATGCAGTTGATTATGGTCTAGCAGATTTGATGATCTCAGAACGCCCAGCTTAAAAGCCAGGTACGTAACTCCACATTTTAGCAGTTCTAATCTTAATAGCGGCGAGGTGTTCATCCACTTTTCCGCTATTTCTTTTTATGTTATTTTGAATTTCATCTGTAATACGATACCAACGTTTCATGTTTATAAGTTCAATGATTGGACTAGTTTCGATCTTATCAACTCCCATATTATAAAAGTAATAAAGTAACGCATCGAATTGACTTTGTGATAGTGGTTCTTTAACAAACTGTTCTAAAACATTTCCTATACTTCTAAGTTGTTTTTCTAAAAGAAATATAGCGGCATCTTTAGTTATTTTACTTTGTGTTATATCAATTCTATTAGATGCAACTGTGATATACCCATACCTACGTTCTACATCTGTAATAGTATAGTCATAACCTATCGTATCACCTGTTATCTCTAGGGTAGGTTCAAAGTTTTCAATAATAGCATTCTTACTAATACTAGAAAATACAATATCATTTACTGCAAATGTTTTAACTTTCACATGTGATAGAATATGTTTAGGAATATTAGAGTCGTAGCTCAAGCCTATATACGTCCCATTGGGTGTAACAACATTTAATGGACGTTGTATGTAATTTAGTAACGAGCCTGGTTTCTTATCATATATCATGCCATAATTGTCCTAATCCATGTAGGTGCGTTTGCCGATCTACCACCCTGCCCCCAAAATTTAGCCGAGCCTGCTGACACTGTTGCGCCCGGTGCAATATCAACATGCATACCGACGCCGTCCATATAACCAGAGCCTGCACCGATTGAAATAGCTCCTGCTGATTTTGCAGCTTGTGCAAATTGACTTGCTAGTTGAGTGTCACGTACCATGCTTAATCGTGTTCCATCTTTATATATCCATATATCTGCTGCATATCCATGATCATGTCTATTTGAACCAACAGTACCAGTGGTATGGTCTTGTCCACCTGAGAATATAACAACATCTGTATTTGTTGCATTGGCGGCAGATAGTAAAATTCGTTCAAGTGTAGGAACAACTTTAAGTCTACGTGTTGCACCTTGGTTTCTGTATGTTACTGTTCCACCTTGACCATCATCAATTGCTTCTTCTGTTGATGCTTCATCTAATTGACCTTCTGCACTATCTGGGTTAGGTGCTATTTCAGAAGCTGGGCTGTTAGGAGTAGCACCAGAGTTTGGTGGGACATTACTTCTCGACATAGGTTCATGTGATGGCATATTAGAAACAATACTTTCATCTACTTGTGTACTTTCAAGATTTTGAATATCTGAATGTGACACAGTTGATATACCAACTGACATCGCTGCTTGTGGTCCATTAAGATGTAACAAACTACCAGTAGAAACATACATGTTCGTTGCAACTTTTGTATGATTGCTACCTCCACTGTCATAAAACTGCGAACCATCGCTCTTTAAGTGTACTTGGTTTTTAGCATTAAGTTTATAATTGTTTCCTGCTTTTAGATTTATATCTTGCCCTGCTTCCATGTTTATATTTTTATCAGCACGAATATTGAAATCTTTTTCTGCTCTCATAGAAATAGAACCACTTGCATATGCCATAATTTCACCCTGCGCTCCAATTTCTACCCATCCAGAGCCAGTAGAGTTTATCATATATATCGTATCGTTTGTTCCGTCAAGTATTATACTAGCGCCTGAACCTGTTTGAAGCCTAATCTGATTAGGGTGAATTGTTCCGTCTGGACCTACACTACCGTCATCCATTGTTAATGCATTACTACCCGGTGTCTTTAATCCATACACTGTAGAATGTTGTGGCGTTTCATAACTTGCATCACGTACTGGTGATGCTGTAGTTTGTCCTCTTACTGAATCAGTATAGACGCCTTGACTTGCCGTGTTTGCATTTCTAGGGTGATTAGGTATTTGATTTTGTCCTCTCGGATCATTTGCATCTGGATTTTGATGTTCTGTCAAGCTAGTAGCATTTGATTTTGCCGCTGGCTGATCAGAGAATACCCCTTCACCTTGACCTGTTCCATCTACAGCTGGTGGGCCTGCTGCACCACCTGATGCAACGTCTGGTACTTCTTGTGCAACTGCAAACCAGTAACCACGTGATATATCTCCATTATTTGCAAAGAATACCATAACTGTAACACCTGCGTCAGGCGGAGCTGCAAACATGCCGTAACTACCACTTCCATTACTACCTCCAAATGGAGATGCATATTGAAAGAACATTGGTTCTTCTGGTGTCCCACCAAATTTTGGGACATAAGCACTAAGTCTTCCTCTACCTTCTGGATCGGGTTGTCCTGTAGAAATAGCCATATATATTCCACTTTCGATATTCGAAAGTATAGGTGACTGTCTATGTTGTCGCTCTCTATTAATAGAGCTTGCTAATCCACCAGTTCCTTGATTATTAATTGACATTATTATTCCCCTTCAGTTTCATCAGTGAAACCTGCTTCTATGTTCTCTTGTCTGAGTTTTGCTAACTCTCCTCGGATACTCGAAATCGATTGCTCATCTTCTTTTCTACCTTTGTTTGTCCAATACCAGCTATCTAAATCGTCTTGTAACTCTGCTTCTTCTGCTTCTAGTGTTGCAATTTGTTTATTACGTTCTTGAGTTTCATACTGTTTTAATAGATCACCACGTTCTCCTGTCGTAGCAGCAGTTACCATATCAGTTACCGCAGTTTCTAACTGTTTTACTTCTGTGTATTCTTTTTCAGTCATATCTTGTATAGGTGTCTTAACTAATTTATCTCTAATCTCACCTTGTATGTGTCTTACTTTTTCATATTCTATTGGTGTCAATGTATTAGTCGGTACTTCAGTTACAACACTTCTAATTCCCTGTCCTGTTTGTTCTGATATCACCTTTATACTAGATCCTTTTGTTGAAAACGGCTCTTTGGTAATATCAATTTCTGATGCATCTTGAATAGCCGAACCTGGATTTTCTACAATGCCATTTGTTCCTATATAAAATCTAGCTGCTGATTCATTTTTACTTTCAATATATGCATCAACTTCTGCTTGTGTTATTCCATCAATATTATCTGCATTGAAAGTTTCATGTCCGCCTGCGATCATACTTTCTTGCAAAATAGCTATTCCCTCAGGGCTTACATCTATTCCACTTTCATTTATATCGTTAGTAATTTGTGCATTATCATACGGAGGATCACCAGCAATATTATTTACTATTTGATTATTAATTGTATTTGCTGAAGTCTGCAATGCAATACATGCTGCTTCTGAGCCTTGCGCACAATAATATTCTACCTGTGCTTTGTTATTTTTATATTGTTCTGCTTGTTCGGCTGTAGGTATACCGTCATTCTCTAGTAATAATTGGGTGTTTGCTGTTAATGCATTAACTGCGGCTGGTGCACCATCAGGATCTAGTAGCACACCAACGTTGCCGTTTTCATCTACGGCTTCTGATGATCCTGCTCCGATTGGTAAATTATCTGGGTTAGGAACAATTCCAAATGCTGAAGGTAATGTATAGCTAGGAGGGGCGACTTCAGTTACAGGTTCTTCATCTACAGGCGCAGGGTCTGTACCAGCTATACCACTGAACTCACCGTACTGGTCACTTCCTCCATAACCAAAATCAGATTCAACCGTACTGAAGAAAGGGTTTACAGGTAAGAAACTATCTGGTACTGGTATTCTAATCATTTCTAATTGCTGAGTGAACTGACCACCGCTAAATGAACTTGTTACATTTTTTACTGCATACAACATAGTGGCTAATTGTGCAATCTTAGTATTATCGTATTCATCTACACCAGCAGATTTATTTACGACCACAGTCACAAAATTAGATCCATTAATATTAGTAGGATGACTGCGTTTATCATCTACTGTGTTGTTCAATCCGTAAATGTCTTTAGCAGTTTTAGGAGTCAAGTATGTGTCAATCCAATATGGGTCACCCTTGATAGTCAACTTCATAGTTTCCATACTAATATCCATATTAATTGCTTCATAAAATTTAGCTTTCGCTAAAGTTATTTCACTTTCATTTGATGAAGAGAATATAGAAATATGTTGTTTATCACTTAGATAAGGTAACACAGCACGTTTAAATATAACAGGATTTATTAGCATAGCTTCTATGATATCTTCTAGCTGTTGTGTAGACAATCTTGATATCAGATCATCTCCTAATTCTTCCATTATTATT